GGTTTAACATTCTTATCTGGTTTTGTATAAAGATTGTACATTAATTCAGTATTCTTCTTATAATATTCCGGTATATCTTTCTTAGAATCAGCTTCTATTTTATCTTTTAAAACGCCCATATTTTTATATATAAAAATAAAGATTACTTATTTATGATAAATAGCAAGCCAAATAATCCTAAAAAGAAAGATGGAACATCAAAGTATAGGCAGGGGTTATATTTACCAAAAAATAAAGATAAGGTATTTAAACTAAATGATAAAGGCGGAATTTGGTTTCGAAGTTCATGGGAGCATAAAGTATGTCGATATCTCGATGAGTGTGCATCAGATGATTATGATGGTCCAAATAAAATATTAATGTGGGGTTGTGAATGTGTTTGTATACCATATACTAAGACTGATGTTAAAAAGGCGAAAGATGGTATAATGGATTATAAAACCACTGAGCATAACTATTACCCGGACTTTTGGTATAGAAGACTAAAGAAAGATGGTTCGGTTGAGGAAGTTGTAATGGAAGTAAAACCATATACTGAGACAATTCAACCAAAAATACCAGCTAATAATGCCACACGTAAACAATTAGAAAATTTTGAATATAGTATGAAGTTGTGGAATGCGAATATGTATAAATGGGAACATGCTATAAACTATTGTGAGTCTAGGGGCATGAAGTTTATAATATTAACTGAGGCGTTTATTAAAAGATTAGGAAATTAATCTAGTAGTTGATTAATCTTAAATGACCTTTTTGTGCTATCTGATGCTAATTCTTTATAGACATCTAATTTATGGATTCTTGGGGCAGTCTTACCACCATAACCATAGTGTGCCCAATTGTCATAATCAGGGTGAATTTTACTTGATGTATATGTATCTAATTTTTTTTTCATCTTATTGGAGAAAAATATATCAACTCCATTAAATTCTTTAATTTGTTTAAATAGAATATCAATGAAATCATGCCCGGAATTTGATATTATACTATAATAATCATCTTCTATATATGTATAAACCATGGATATTAACATATCCTCTGCATCAATTAGATTCATTATATCTCGTTGTACCTTAGGATATGCAATATCCCTTGGCATAAGGTATAAATTTAAATCATCTCCAACTAGGGGGAATATTTTTTTTGAATCTCGTTTAGTATTCTTACTAAACCACCAGTAAATATTATTTTCTTCTTTATATAAAAGAAATACATTACCAAGTTTGGTAACATTATATACACATCCTTTTTTTATTAAGTAGTGCTCAGTTTCCGCTGATTCGATTTTTCCACTTAGGAAATCAACGATAACCAATTCGTTCGATGATACCCGCTTCCCACAGTTTTCGTTTTTTTTCATATCTAGTTTTGGCTCTATTATATTTAATTTTATCATCATACCAACCTTTTGAATAGCTAAAAGATGTTTTTGATTTCATTGCGACTGGTGATGATAATAAATCTAACCATATAGAATCACCATATTCTATATCACCATCAGAATAAAAGCCATCTACCATATAACCAAAGTAATGGTTATTATTTTTAATTTTATTTCTAACTACCCGGCTTACTTGATAACGTCGCCAGGCTCTTGTTCGATTCAGTATCATCATTTCTAATTTTCTCAATTACTTCGATAGCCTTTAATTGACTATCTATAAGAACAGACTTAGACTCTTCGATGGTAACCCATTTAAAATTATCTATTTCTGGGAAGTACGGCTTTCCGTAGGATTTAACCATGCTTTGACATTTCATGTCAACATTTTTGAACATAGATGATGAATTTATATAAAACGCTGACAAGACTTTAGCTTGACTCTTATACTTAAATAATCCAACGTGTCTATAAGTAAATACATCCATATCTTTCTCAAATATGTTAGTCTCTTCGTATAGCTCTCTAAAGGCAGCAACTAAATCGCTTTCTCCGCTATCCTTAAGTCCTTTAGGGATTGTCCATAAATTATCAGGACTATTCGTAGGGTGTCCAATTAAGAACTTCCCATCCGACCTAAATAAAAATATTCCACATGTTGTTTTCATTTTTTTAAAATTTGTTTACGTAAAGCATTATTTTCAGCTTTCACGGTGAAAAACTTACCTTTCCATTTATCTCGCTCCTCTTTAATCCGATTGATTTTATCCTGAGTGAGTTTACTATAAGAAGCATTCTGTTTTCTATGCTCAAGTTCAATCTTTAGCCATGCTTCATAATATATTTTCAATTGTTCTTTTGCACATTTCTCATCCATAAGTGAGCAAGTTGGTGAATGTCCATGATATGCACCACATTCAATGCATTTATTTTCTGTTTCCATAATTATTAAACTTCTAAACTCCCTTTTTAATTTTTTTGTAAATATTTCCATTAATTTTGAGAAACATTCACAAAAAAAAAATTCTAATCCCAATTCAACAAATCGTTCAAAGCATATAAATTATTTACATACTCAATTTTGGGTTGAAAAAACATTTTCTCTTACATTTGTGAGTGTTTCTAAAACAATATTTAAATTATCCATACCTATACTTTTTTGTAGTTTATAATACAAATATAGTACTTATATATGAATTATCAAAGAAATATTAAATAAATTTTAAAAATAATAATTTAATACAGTATAATTATAAGTTATATTGTCTAAAATGTGACTTATCGAGTGGTTTAGTTAATATAAATTTACTAGGCATCCCATTGGTATTCATTCGGTCATATAAATCTTTCATGGTGAATCCAGCTTCATCTTCGGGGTCAGGTCTTAGGTATTCAATTGGTATATCCATGACCTCGATTATCATATTACATCCTTTCTCTTGCGCAAACCATAAAGCATCTTCTGGTTCTGATGACAAATATAAATAGTTCGGATTTCCCATGTTGCTACCATATCCTGAATTTCTTGACACCCATCCATTTTCAATTATAAATTTTCCATTGGCATCACAAGTTCCATGATATAATGTTAAATTTTTACTAACATTCTCCTTAATGAAACGATTAAATAATTTTATATTAGCCATATGTATCATAATTTCTGATATTTTTTACTATATGATATTAACTATCAATTAACTAACCAATAGCTACTTCCTTTATACTCTATCCTTTCACCACCTTGGTAATCATCTATCATATCATAATCATGATAAGTTTTTTTGAATTGGACATATTTTTGAAAGTCGAAAAAATTATCAAAAAAATCAGTACCAAACTCATACTCTAAATCATATTCATCCTCTAGAATTTCAATAAATTCCATACACTCATCGGTATAATTAATATCATTAGGATTATTGTCAACTTGGTCAGCTATTTCCTCAAGTTTATCTGAATCAGATTCCAAGAATTTTAAAATGTCCCTACATAAAATAACATGGTCCATGAGCATATTACAAAATTCTTCCTTATCCGATATAACTTTTTCGCCAAAAAAATCCCGTATGCTATTTAACTCTTCTTCATAAATATCCTTTTCTGAAAGTAATGAATATTCATCACCATTGATACGTATTTCATATTTACTTATAACTTCAATACTCGATTCCTCATATTCTTGACTAATAATATTCTTTATATCAGCGTTTGATAATTCTATATCAGATGCTGATATGAATGTATCCATATATGCTCTGGGTAAATCCTCCTTTACTTTATATGAGTAAAACACATTTTTTGAATGTCTCAAATCTGTATAGTGTTCAATTATTTTATACATTTTCAAAAAATCATTTGTAGGATATACTTTATCAAACATTATTTTATCACTGCCTTCATCATACCTTATTAAACATCGACTTAATGGAGAATAATCAATCTTATTTCCTCTTTCATCATGAAATGGTGTATCTGAAATAATATAAGCAACTTTAGTATTTGGGTCGAAAACGTTTGCTAGTAATTTATCATTCATATCACCGCTATAGATATTTTGACAAGACGTATAATACTTACTTAGACTCATATTCAGTTTATCGTATGCTTTATCGGTGATATATAAATATATATTAGCATCATCTAATGCTCCATCTATACTATTATATTCACCAAAGAATGTCATGATACCTTTGAGCTTCTTATCACCTTCTATGGAATAATTAGTGCCTTTTAATTTATTATAGTAAGATAAGAATTTAACAATACTAGATTTATTTTTTGATATTTGATATCCATTGCCTGATTCCACAGATTTCATATCAGGTAAGTTGATATCACGACTACACAATTTTTCTATCGATTTTAAATCATTAACTATTAATAATTCACCATTATGATAAATTGGTATATGTGGATAAATATTTTCATGAAAGTCGGAATCGTAATATTCATTTCTAATATTATTGTTTAACCCACGTCTAAGATTATCTTTGATTGGTTTCAAGAACTTTTCATCAGTGATTTCAATTTTTAAATTAGGTATCTTCACAGTGTGTTTAGGGATATCCTTTTTAAGAATTTCATCACCATGCCTTTGTTTAATTATATCAGTGTAATGTAATGGAATTTCATCTTTCAATGCTTCTAATATAATTAAAAAATTAGTAAAGTTCTTGATGTATCTCATGAGCTATTAATATGAATTTACTTATATATTAAATTAATTATTGGAGAACGATTAGATTTTAAATATATAATTAAAAAATTAATATATTTCTAATGGCTGGTAGTTACAATCCAAACAATTCAGGGCAATATAATTCACTTTCGAGCACAGGTGTTGGTGGAAATGGTGGACCAAATAGAAGTTTTTTTAGTAAAATACTTCGAAATCTTTCTTCCTGGGGGATGAATTATGATGATATGATATCTCGTAATAGAGTTGCTATTGGCGTAAATGAAGACCCACAAGCAGTTAAGAATTATGGGATGTATGATTTCTTCTCACAAAGAGCAATTGCATCATTAATGAATAAGAAATCTATACCATACCTTGACCAATCGTATGGCGATAAAAGGAGAATACTTAGAGAATACTCTATTAAAGATGAGATTAAAGATTTCGTAACCACCATTGCCGATGAGTCAGTTGTATATGATGATGCAAAAAATTTCTGCACACCCACTACTTTATCCGAAGATTATGCCCAAGACATCAAAGATAGATATCAAGAAGCATTCGATGATATTTATCAAGCATTTGGATTTAATGATGGTAAGATGGCTTGGGAATATTTCAAAACATTTTTAGTAGATGGATTCTTAACCTTTGAGATTATATATGATGATAAGCAACAACGTATAATTGGATTTGAACCAGTTGATGCAGTTACTTTTGTTCCGGGCTTCGAACCAATGACCGGTGAGCATATTTGGATTCAATATCCCGAAGACCCATTGTTGAGAAGAGTTCTTTTAGATTCACAAATAATTTATATTTCATACAAGACACAAAATAATTACTCCGAAACTTCTTATGTAGAGGGGTTGATTAGACCATATAATCAGTTAAAATTAATTGAACAAACTAAGATTATGTATAATATGGTACATGCAACCGTGTATCAAAAATTTACTATTCCGATACAAGGACTTTCTAGACAAAGAGCAGAGGAACAAATCGCACAATTAATATCAGATTATAGTGAGGAGATTGAATTTGATGATGATTTAGGTACTGTTAGAATTAATGGCAAAAAACATTTACCATATAATAAACAAATATGGTTTCCGGAAGGTGATACTGGAACACCGAATATGGAATTGGTAACTCCGGAAGGACATAACTTAAATGAGAATGATATGCTTACTTGGTTTTATAATGCATTAAAAAGAGCATCTCGTATTCCATTCACTCGATTCGATAATGATAATGGTGGTGGTAATCTATACTCTGATGCATCGGAAATGACCAGAGATGAGATTAAATTCTCAAACTTCATATCTAGATTACAAACAACATTTAAAGAAATAATGGTTAAACCACTTAAACTACAGATGTTAATTGAATATCCTGAGTTATTAAAAGACAGCACATTCCTAAATAATATTAATGTTGAATTCCATTCAAATGATTTATTCGAAGAATGGAAAAGATTAAACAATTTTAAGAAAAGAGCTGATATTGTTGCCACAATGTTAAGTACGATAACCGTGAATGATAAACCATACTTCCATATCGAATACTTAATCAATAGTGTGATGAAACTTACTGAAAAGGAAAAACAAGAAAACCAAGCAATGTGGGAGAAATATCCTGATGGTATAGTTGGTGGCTCAGGTGGCTCAGGTGGTGATGATTTCGGGGCACCTGGTAATGACTTCGGTGGTGGTGATGATTTTAGTGGAGGTGGTGGTGATGATTTTGGTGGTGGAGATATAGATACCGGTGGTGATACTGGAAATGATAACGAACCTACCAATACTGGAGGTGATGATGACTTTGATTTCTAAAATAATAAAATAACGAAAATAGAAAAAAAGGACATTTTTCTACAAATATATACTTTAACAAAATATAAAAACGCCAATATGAAAAACGTATTAATTGTACAGAAAAACCAAAATTCATTAACAGTGAATGAGAATGTTGGTTTTAGTGGAAATGGCAATAAGAAATATATATTGGGAGGTCCATTCACGGAGTTTGATGTAAAGAACAGAAATGAAAGGATTTATACTGCTGATAGATTTTTACCTTGCTTAGAAGAGTTAAATGAAAGAATGACAACATTAGGTGTTGTATATGGTGAATTTGACCACCCAGATGTATTTGATACATCTTTAAAGTATGCTTCACATGTTATCAAAGAGATTGGATATAACAAAGAGGCTAATATTGTTGAGGGAAAAATTCAATTATTGAATACAGAATTTGGACGACAAGCACAAGCAATTGTTGAAGATGAACTTCCAATATTTGTATCTTCAAGAGCAGCTGGTATCACTGAGTCAGATGGTTCGGTTACATTAAAAAAGCTTTTTACATATGATTTAGTAGCTGACCCAGGTTTTGGTTCGGCTAGAATGTCATCAATAAACGAATCCTGCGGGTTTTCGAATAACTCAAACTTCAGAGTATATGAAATGAACGATGAGACAAAAATAAATGAATTATTCAATATGAACAATAATGATTTGGTCACTAGAAAACAATTAACTGAGTACACTCAGTATTTAGTATCTGAACTATCTACTACTAGAAAAAAATTAAATGAAGCTTTAAAGAAAGGCAATTTAACTCCAAAGAAAATGGATGACTTATTAGCATATTATGAAAGCTTAAATTCAGACAACTCGAAATTGGTTAAATATCTAGATTATTTAGCAGAGAAAATTCAATTCGTTGTTTCTGAAAACAAACAATTGAAAAAACAACAAGATAAAATCATTGAACACAATGATTACATTGCTGAAAATTTAGAGAAGTCTATTAATTTCTCTGATTATTTAGCTGAGAATCTTGATAACTCAATAAAATACAATGAGTATATCGCTGAGAATTTAGATAAAGCAATCAGCTTTTCAGACTACTTAGCTGAAAACATCGATAATAATATTGAGTATTCAGAATATATTGCTGAAAACTTAGAAAAAACTATTAAATATTCAGAATATATCGCTGAAAATTTAGATAAAAATATTGAATATTCAGAATATATTGCTGAACATTTAGATAACAATAT